TTAACCGTATTTTCGGGCAAACTCTTCATCTGAATTGCAAAGATAAATAATGAATTCAATGAAAGCGATAATCGCGGGAATGAATGTCCAGCAAAAAATGAGATATAAGAACCCTTGTCCAATCTTACCTAGATAAAATTTGTGCGCGCCAAATCCGCCAAGAAAAAATGCCAGAAGAGCCGCAACCATACGATTTCTCTCGCCCGTAACTTTTTGAGTTGCACCACAACTTGGGCAAGCTCTTGCTGATTCATGTATTTCTTTACCGCACCCACGGCAAAAAACCATGTTTGACATAATGTGTAATCCTTCTAAATTTCAAAGACAATCATAATCAGCGCACTGAATTTGCTGAGAGGTTTCAGCAAGGCACCTCATTGTGTGGACTCACAAGTCGTACTGATTTCATTTTGTTTTTAATATGCTAACTTCAGCTCAGTGGTTTTAACACTTAACTGATTGTAATGATTAATAGGTTAGCAATCCATTAGAAGAGATCCTGAGTCAAACAAAAAAGCCCGCACGCGGCAGGCTGATTGAAAACTGTTGAGTATCAAAAACCTAAATCAAACTGATCATCACCCAGATGCCCCGGCAAAAACAGATCGCGGGGTAGGGTGGCGGTGTTATTACGGCTGGGGTGGGACAGGATTTTATCGACTGATTGCAGCGTGGTGAATGTACAGCTGCAAAGCAGGTTTTGGCACTGGTGGTAATTCTCTTTGGTATTGACGGTTATCATTCTGCTGGTACGGGTGCGGGTGACGGCACCACATTGTGGGCATGACATCATGATAATAACTCCAACCTTCTCTTGCTTGGCTAAAGTATAACCTATTCATTCTCCGAATTCTTTTACTCTGTTTCTTCTCTGGCAGGCACCATTATGAAAGTGGTGGCGGCGCTGTCAATTGCCACTATTACGCTGGGCGGATTGGCGCTGGCGGCGGCGGCGTTATTGGGGCCGATGCTGGCCCTGCGGTTGGGGTTCTCGCTACTGGCCGGTAATGGGGGACTGGGTGCATTACTGCCGAAATTCAGCGGGTTATCGGGTGGCATCAGTCGGTTAGTGCCTAACCTGCTGCGTGTCTCTCCGGCGTTGTTGTCGTGGCGTACCAGTGCCAGCGTAGCCGGTTCTGCGCTGGGTGGCTTGCAGTCGAAAATGGCACTACTGGGTTCCAATGCACAGATGGCACTGTCGGCGGCGCAGCCCGGCCTGTTGGCCAGCATGCAACAAAGCGCCAGCGATATGCTGGCCCGCACGCGGGAGATGATCGCGCCGAATGATTTTGACTCGTTATCACTGGCCGGTGATATTCCGCAGCTGGCGAGAAAGCCGCTCAATGCGCAGCGCAATAGTGGCCCGATAACCCATGAGGGCGACCGCTACGACATCACCATCAACCTGCAAGGTCAGCAGGCGGCCAACATAGATGAGAATAAGCTGGTCAATATGCTGTATGACAAAATCGCCACTCTACAGCGCCAGAAAGAGTCCCGCCTCCGTTCTACGTTCACAGACAGGGAGCAATAATTATGATGATGGTTTTCGGGTTGTTTGTGTTTGAACTGCGCACCGCACCTTATCAGAATCTGGGGCAGGTGAGCACCTTCCGGCACGTCAATAACAGTCGGGTCGGCAAGTCGCCACGCTATCAATATATTGGCCCCGGTGAAGATAAAATTACGCTGGGCGGGACATTGTACCCGGAAGTGACCGGCGGCGATGTGTCGCTGGCCGCACTGCGCACCATGGCCTACACTGGCAAAGCCTACCCGCTGATAGAAGGCACTGGCGGGATCTACGGCATGTTTGTGATCACCGGCATCAGTGAAACCCGCACCGAGTTTTTTAAGGATGGCAAGGCGAGAAAAATTGAGTTCTCGCTCAGTCTGGAAAAGGTCAGCGAGGATTTGCGCGAAATGCTGGCCGATGTGGATCTGGGGTTTGAGGGCCAATGGAACGGTTTTGTACGCTAAGAGGAAATAGCCTTAAATATCATGAGTTTTAATGCGGTCAAAAAAACGGCAGTTTACACCTGAGCACAATGCCGTATTATCGGATGAGTAACTAAATACAGGGAGATAAAGAAATGGATGCGACGTTACTTTCAAGGATGCGGTCAGGTGGCAGGATTACAAGCTGGTCAGAAACGATGGTGAACCTGGAGGCCCGTAAGCTGATTAATATCGCGAACACGCTGTCCGCTTCCCACCTTAGTGATAGTCTGACCCGGATGAATTTTGTTCAGGAAATAAAGGAAGTTGTTGAGCAACAGTTCGCTGCCGCGCGACGTGCTACATCGGACGAAGAGTGTATGGTCTGCATACAAAGTCTGAGAGCGGAGACGGAAAACCTTCAGGCGCAGGACCGGATGTTGCGGCTGAAAACCGCGAAACTTTACGCCAAAGTGGAGTTCGTCCGGGAAAATAATAAAATTGTCGGGTATGTTATTTCAGCTGTACATATTGTTGTTTCCGGTGCTGCTATTGTCGGCGGCGCTTTAATGATTTCAACAATGACGCCTCTTGGTATGCTGGCTGGAGCAATACTTGTAATGGACGGCGTTAATGGTTTATCAAAAGAAATCATCCCTCGCCTGTATGGCGAACAATACCAAACCGAGGGTTTTTTTGCTGATGGAGTCGTGGAGGCTGCTCAATTTATGGGGTTTAAACCAGAATCCGGTCTGGCTTTTTATAATGCAGTTACATTAAGTGCAGGTGTTTACAGCATCTTCGGGCTGGCAAGAAAACCAGAAGCCTGGCGATTATTCAAATGGTTGCCACGGGATTACTACCGAAAGGTAGATACTATGAGTCGGCCAAAACTAACAATGAAAATAGTGGGCTACGGTATTAAAGCAAAAGTAGTTTTCGACTTACTGGCTACAGACAATAATGGCAGTTAATTTATATTTCCTCTCCAATACCGCCATGACTTATAAGAAAGGACTGGCGGTTGGATGAAAGTGACGATCACTACCGCGATCAGAAGAGATAATCCCCCACCTACCACGGTTTGTTTCGATGAAAATAACACGAGGAAGATAAAAACCATCAGACAAGCTGATGTAATCCAAAGAACAACCCTAAATTTATTTGCCAAATCTTGAATGGCTTCCCCAAGGGTTCCACCATAGCTTTCCACGTTATTCTTAATCTTTTGTAGTTCAGCATTTGTAAATCCTGATTTTAAAAGCTTTTCTTCGTTAACGTTCATAATTTTTTAATCTCTTAAAGACATGTAATGATCTGTATAGGGTATACCAAAAAACCAGTCACTAATCGACCATTATCACAGCTTCCTTTCCTTTGTGAGTAATATTTTAAGTATAAATAACAGATAGTTATGTCGTTATTGTGGCTTTTACACCATTAACCCTCAATCCCTATTAGTGCAATGAGGTGGCGCACGATATTAAGCCCACTGACTTATCTGGCTAGCGGCCATGTGGGAACGATATAACCTTGATTCACCGCTTCAATCAAAAGCCACTGCGGCAGCTCCGGTAACTCAATCAGCGGCCAGTTTTCTACTGTCGGCCATGCGCGATAGGCGGCGCGGGTGGTGGTTAACTCGTCGCGCTGCTGCGTCGTCAGCGGGATATCATCAATGGAATAATCACTCACCATCATGGGATCAGTATCCACAATAAAATCATCACGGTACTGTCGGGCCTTTGCTGCCAGCTCGTCAGCCGTCAGGGGTGGCGGCGGTGATAGTGGCGGGATATCGACCTACACCGGACGATTATCAGCCACCCCCAGCATTTGGCCGAAGGGTGCAGGTTGTTTCCAATAAAGCGCCTGTTCTTCATCACTCACCACGATAAGACTTTTCGTAATATCATCATGAAAACTACCATCTTGTGCCATATTCTCGGGAATAAATGCCACTAATGTCGGGCTAAATAATGCTTTCATTTTAATATCCTATCGCTATATAAAAAACACTCACGGACTGATCTGTTCGAAGATTTTGCACAAAACCCGTCAAATGAGTCACTGGCCCGACATTGGCGGGGTTAAGAGCTAGATTTGCAAACGATGAGTTTGGTGTGGCCGTCGATGCGGTTGTTAAACTCGCATTAAGTAATTTATTTGGGAAAGGTATTGGTAACGCCCATGTAAACGCCTGTGCTCCAATCACGTAAGGAAGTAAGCTCGGTATTAGCCCAATCTGGATAATCAGCCCACCGGGAACATCCGGAATACGAATATAATCATTTGTGGTAAATACTCTTTTGCTAAAGAGACTCATTAGTGCAGAGGGGGTAATTAAGCTATTTATCGTGATACCTGTGGCAACTTCCGTATTTGTCGCGACCCCTTTTTTAGCCGCATCACCCAACCTGCATCAGTGGCTTATAGGTTTCGGCACAGTTGGCAATGGCAACCAAATCACCGTCTTTATCCAGCAAGCCAATTTCACGTATCCACCACCCGCCCTCCGTTTCCGGAATCACCTGTTCAGCGATAATCTGGCTACTGTTGGCCGCATCGACACTTAATGAGTTCAATGCGGCGCGGCGTTTCTCGCCAATCAGTTGCGTTTGTGCGGCGTTCGGCAGCGGTAATACGCCACCACCGTCGCCCACGGCCATCTGAGTGATCTGTAGTTGGGTGTCGAGGGCCGTGGCGTTCGCCAGTTTGGCCGCCCCCAGATGGGTCAGTATGGCAAAGAATTTTGTGGTCATGGGTTTACGCTCACGCTGTCAATAAGATGAAGTGTGCCGCCGGTGTAGTGCTGGCCGCTCACGGTAATAGTTTCAGGTAAATAGGGGTAAACAGTCAGCTCATCGCCGTCGTAACTGGCGACACTGACAGGGATCGCGCCGGAGACATCCAGATTGATAGACAGGCCCACCAGATGGCGGCTGCAGGGTTTGGCCCCATCAATTAGCCGCTCCAGTTCAAAATACATTTCGTCAGTAATGCCGGTTTCCAGTACGCCGACATCAAGGCGAAAGGTGCCGGGCGCTTCATTGGTTTTCCACCACTCAATCACCCGAATAAGGTAGCCGAGCGGCTCCACCACGCGCCGCAGTGCGCCAATAGTGCCCTTGAGTTTGTGTAGGTAAGCCGAAGATTTCACTACCGCGCGTTTGGTGGCTTCCGGCCAGCTCTCATCCCAGCGATCCACTGACCACGCCCACGCCAGATAGGGCAGTAACGGTAGCGGGCACAGGTCGGCACTCCATAACTGGCGCAACGGCACCGGCACCTCACCTAATCTGGCCTGCGCGGCAGCACATACCGGTTCAGCTTCCGGCCCCGGATAGATATAGAGCACCGCGTCAATCTGGTATTCGACAATGGCGGCGGATTGCACGGTGACGCGGTCAGCCACCGGCCGCACGTCCTCGTCATTCAGGGCGGTGCGGACAATCTCCAGCAGTTGCGGCGAGGCTTCGCCGGTTCCGGCCCGCGCCAGCACGGTGACAGTGACACGGGCCGGTGATGGACTCAGCGCCGAGGCATCAGCTACCCGCCCATCAGCGCTACGGGCGTGAGCTTCATAGGCTCCGGTCGGCCCGGCGACACTCAGCGCTTCAAAGGCTTGCGGGATCCGCAGGCGAAAATCAGTATCAGATTCCATCACCGCCGCTGTCGGCGGAATGGTGTCCAAATCAGCGGGGGTGATCACCAGACGTTGAACGTTATTGTTCGCCCCCAGTTGGTCTAAGTCGCTGCCGTTGGCATAGGCCACCATCACCGCCTGCGCCGCCTCGTTAACCCGCTGGCGTAATACCAGTTCACGGTAGGCGTTTTCCTGCAATAACTTGACCAGTGGCTCGGACTCTAACGATAAGGTGCGGGTGATGGCCGCCTGCTCGTCAACCGGATAGAGGGCGATCAGTTCCGCCTTACGTTCAGCGAGCAGGGTTTCATAATCCAGTGCTTCCACCGCCAGTGGGGCGGGTAGCTGTGACAGGTCGATAGTGCTCATGAACCGCCTCCAACGGGGATCGCCAGATTAAAGATATCAGCCAGATCGGTGCGCTGGCCCTGAAGCTCCAGCGTCATTTTGCCCGCCTGCGGCTGTGCCAATAACACGCGGGTCAGTACCACACGCGGCTCCCAGCGCATGATCGCGCTGTAGGCCGCCGACATAGCTTTTAGCCGTAACAGCGGGTTCTGCGGGTCGTCAATCAGGTCAGACAGCAATGAACCATAGCCCCGGCGCATACAGCGCGTGGTGGTCGGAGTGGTGACGATATCGGTGATCGACTGGGTGATATGGTCCATATCGGTAATGCGTCGCCCGGTCTGGGCATTCATGCCTAAATAGATCATGTGTTTGGCCCGTCCGAGTGACTCCCACCGCGCTGCACGCCGCTGTGGGTGTGGCTATCAACCACTACGCCATTGGATGAGAAGCTGCCGCCGGAGTGCTGAATATTTCCGGTCATTTTGCCGCCTTGTTTCACTTCTAAGGTGGCGGTGGTCAGATGTTGGGTGCACTTTTCTGATATAGAGAGGCAATGATCACCCCAGCGGATAACTCGCCGCCAGCGGCCAGAATAATCACCTGCTCCCCTGCGGTCGGCGGCCACCATGTTTTAGCGGTTCCGGCGCGACGCACCGACCACGGCAACCAGTCAGTGAGTAATTCACCGCAGCGTACGCGGGCTTTGGGCGGATCAAGGGTTAAATCCACCTGTTCCACGATACCGAAACGGATCAGATTCATTATCAGGCGATAGATTTCGGCGTTGGTCATGGCGGTCAATACTCGTTATTCAGCGTAACGGTATTGTTTACGCGCGCGGGCAGGGGCGCAACGCGCGGCAGTTGTAGGGGGACTGTGACAACTTTTAGCGAGAAATTTCGGTGTGGTTTAGCTAATACAGCGGGCGAATAGCGCAGTCATGCGTTGATAGCGGCAATGGTAGCCATCAATATTGGCCTGAATCCATTCATCGGGGTTGATGCCAGCGAAGGAGATTTGAAAGCCACAATTGATAATAATGTGTTCGAACAGCAGCCGCTGCGCCCGGCCATTACCTTCACGGAAAGGGTGGATAACATTAAGATCAGAGTAGTACTCAGCCAGTTTTACAATCAGCGAGTCATAGGGCAGGCCAACCAGATAGTTTTCTCGTGCCAGTTGGTTAAACAGCCGGTTAGCTTCAGGGGCAATACGATTGATATTGCAAAATCGGCTGGTGCCTTTGGAGATATCAATGGTACGCAGCTCTCCGGCCCAATGATAAATATCGCCAAACAAGGCTTGATGCAGTGAGCGCCAGTAAAGTAAGTCATAGGGCGGTGGGCTAAATTCGATCTCCATAATCGCCAACTCGGAAAAATCTTTTTCCATCTCAATAAACTGGTCATCATCAGTAATACCGAATTTATTGATTAACACCTGACTGTTCGGATAGGTATAAGGATCTGGGCCGTCACCGTATTTATCGCTGTTCAC